CTAAGCCGGTGCCATCGCCCCGTACACGGGTGAGCGGGTCCTGATCACCGATGTGGCGTTCGCGGACACGGGCCTGGCGCAGTCGGGTTCGGGCTGCTCGACGGCCAGCACCAGCGACCAGGCGCTGACCACCACCGGGACGGGCGCGCTGAACAAGGGTGAGGTGATCCTGGCCGACCAGGAGCAGATGCTCATCGAGCAGGTCGTGGCCGGGGTGGCCACCGTCCGGCGGGCATGGAACGGCACCACCCTGGCCGAGCATTCGTCGGCGGAGATTTACGCGCTGCGGCAGTTCACGGTGCTGCGCGGCCAGCTGGGCACGACGGCCGCGTCGGCCAGCTCCGGCGCGGCGGTGTTCCGGCACCGGATCCCGCCGCTGGTGCGTGACCTGTCGATCGCTGAGGCGATGAACCAGGTGCTGCAGGAGGGCTCCGGCTACGCCCGGACGGTGGGCACGGGGGATGCGGCGTATCCGGCGCCGGGGCAGGATCTGGCCAGTAAGTGGGACGAGGCGATGACGGCGCACGGCCGCAAGGCCCGGATGCGTGCCGTATGAGCGGCACCTTCCGCGTGACCGCGGACATCCAGGTGCAGGGCCCGCTGGCCGACGGCCGCGCCGAGGACGCCATGAAGAAGTGGGCGGAGCGGACCGCGAAGGCCCTCGGCGATGAGGGTGTCGAGCGGCTGCGGGCGTTCCCGATGAACAAGACGGGCCGCGCGCACGGCGGGTTCCAGGCGAACCTGCACGTCATCGCGTCGGGTCCGGTGGCCAGGATCCCGGCGCCGATGATCCGCGGCGTCGTCTGGGGGCCGTGGCTGGAGGGCACCAGCAAGCGGAACGATTCCACCAGGTTCAAGGGCTACCACCTGTTCCGCAAGACGCGGCTGGAGCTGCAGAAGCGGGCCCCGGAGGTCGGCCAGCGTGAGCTGGACCGGATCATGCCGGAGATCGGCGGTGACGCGTGACGTTCGATTCTGTGGCCGCGAAGGCCCTGTACGCCGCACTCGAATCGCAGGCGAAGGCCCTGGCCGTGTTCGACGAGGTCAACACCGCCGCGCCGGTCAAGCCGCCGGAGACGAAGCAGAACGGCGTGTCGCTGACGATCGAGCTGGGCCCGTGGGTGCCGGTGCCGTCGTCGGGGCTGGCCATGACGTCCGGCAAGATCACGTTCGTCTACCAGCTGTGGTCGAGCCTGATGCAGCGGCCCCAGTCCGGGATTGACCCGCAGGTGCTCGGCGCCCTGGCCGCCGTCGTCGCCGCGCTGTCGGACGGGTTCACCCTCGGCGGCCTGGTGCGGAACGTGGACCTGTTCGGCATGTCCGCCGAGCCGGGCTATGTGCCGGACTTCGAGGGCAAGCCGTTCCGCGTGATCCGGCTGGACGTGCCAGTAATTCTGAACGACATGTTCGAGCAGGAGGCGTAATGGCTAAGCAATCGGGCCTCGGCCAGCGGCTCCTGGTCGGCGGCTACGACATCAGCGGCGACATCCAGGCGCTGGACGCCGTCCATTCGGCGCTGGCCACCCTGGACGTCACCGACATCACCCAGTCGGCGCACAGCCGCATCGCGGGCCTGCTGGACGGCAGCCTGGGCGCGACCGCGTTCTTCGACTCGGCGAACGCCCACCCGGTGCTGTCGGCGCTCCCGACCGCCGACGTGGCCGCGAGCTACCTGATGGGCACGACGCTGGGCAACCCGGCCGCGTGCTGCGTGGCGAAGCAGATCGGCTACGACCCCACCCGCGGCACCGACGGCAGCCTGACGCTCAAAACGGAGTTCCAGGCGAACGGGTTCGGCCTCGAATGGGGCGAGCAGCTGACCGCCGGCCTGCGCACCGACACCACCGCCACGGCAGGCGCGGTCACCGACGACGGCAGCTCGTCCAGCCTGGGCGGCCAGGCGTACCTGCAGGTCACCGCGTTCACCGGCACGAGCGTCACGGTGGCTGTCCAGCACGCGACCACCTCCGGCGGGTCCTACGCCAACGTGACCGGGCTGGCGTTCACCGCGGTCACCGCCGCGCCCGCGTGGCAGCGGCTGGCCACCTCGGCCAGCCTGACGGTCGATGAGTTCGTGAAGGTCACCACGACCGGCACGTTCACCTCCGCCACATTCAGCGTCGTGTTCGTCAGGAACCGCTGATGCGCACCCGCGACTACTCGATCCGCTGGCCCCGCGACGTGACCGTCGTCGCCGCGTGCGAGCAGGTGCGGTGTGACAACTGGCTGCATGGCTGGGACACGCTCGTGGACGAGCGCACCGGCCCGGGCCGGGACGCGGCGGGGTGGATCCGGTCGGGCCAGTCGGGGCGGACGTTCCGGGAGCTGCCCGGCGCGGCGGACGGCGGCGTGACGGTGTTCCGTTTCGAGCCTCACCAGCGGTGTTTCGCCGAGCACCGCACCCGGCCGTCCCGGTTCCTGGCCGGGCGCCGTGAGGTGCCGACCCTGGGCGACTGGATCGGCGACCTGGACGACCACGTAGGCCACCTGGAAGACCAGCTGAGGAAGGGATAGCCAATGAGCAAGACCAGCGGCCTTGGGGCGGCCATCGCGGTGGGCGACCACTCCGGCAGCGCCCAGACCATCACCAACGACGTCACCAACTTCACCATGAGCACGCCGTATGCGGTGCAGGACATCACGGGCGTGGACAAGTCGGCGCACGAGCGGCTGCTGCTGCTCGCCGACGGGTCGGTGTCGCTGAGCGGCGTGTTCAACCCGGCGGCCAACATGTCCCATGCGGTGTTCTCGGTGATGGGCGTCAACCGCACCACGAAGATCACCCCGACGTCGAACAGCACGCCCTATCTGTCGATGGTGTGCCTGTTCACCGACTACAGCCTGTCCCGGTCGGCCACGGGTGAGCTGCCCTGGACGGCGCCCGGCCAGCTTGCCGATGGGACTGTTCCCAGCTGGACGAACTCCTGATGGGCTTCGAGGCGCCGCGGACCGTCTACCAGATGGATTTCGCGGATACGGAGTACGCGGGGCTGGAGGTGGCCGTCCGGGCGACCACGGTTGACGAGCTGCTCACGCTCATGGAGCTGATCGACGGCCGCGATGAGGCGAAGGGGGTCCGGCGCCTGTTCGGCGCGTTCGCGGACATCCTTGTGGGCTGGAACGTCACCAGGGACGGTCACCCGGTGCCGACCGACGAGGACGGCCTGCTGAGCCTTGAGGAGCCGTTCGCGACGGCGATCATCCTGGCGTGGCAGCGGAACCTGGTCTCGGCGCCGCCCCCTTTGCCCGGGACCTCGCCCTCTGGAAAGAGCTCGCCGGAGGCACTGCTGGCGACGGCGAGCAAGTCCAGAAGCCCGGAGAACTTCTGAGAGCGGAGATCGTGATGGGCCTGTGCCGGCGGTTCGGTCCCGGGGTGCTGCCGTCACAGGTGCTGGCCGAGGACGCCCGGATCCTGCGGCTGGCAGACGTGTACGACCTGGGGCACCGCGAGCCGGAGGGAGGTGAGGAGCCAGATGGCTGACAACTACGTCCAGATCCGGATCAAGGCCACCGACACGGCGAAGCCTGACCTCACCTCGCTGAAGGCCGACCTGGACGAGCTGGGCAGCAAGGTCGATACGGCGAAGATCGACGTCAACGACGACGACGCGAAGCGGAAGCTGCTGGAGGTCAACGCTGAGCTGGCGCGGCTGAACAAGCGGGTTGCGAGTTCCCGGATCGACGTGGCCGGGGCGGCGAAAGCTGAGTCTGACCTGGCGAGGGTCAGTGACAAGTTCGATGAGCTGCGGGAAAAGGCGGACAAGTCCCGGGAGCACGCCACCGAGGATCTGGACAAGATCCGGGAGCACGCGAGCAAGCTTGGCGAGCTGACGTCGCGCCTGGGTATGGGCAGTGGGCTGCTGGGAAGGCTGATGTTCGGTTCCGAGGGCGGGGAGGGCGCGGCCGCGGACGCGGAGAAAGCGGCCGCGAAGATCAAGGACTCTGTCGGCGGCATCGTGGGGTTGCTGAGGCAGCTTCCGGGTGGCGGCGGCGCAGAGGGCGGCGGCAGTGCGCTGGGCATCTTCGGCAACCTGTCGGGGTCGGCGGCCGGTGGTGCCGGGGGCGCGTTCGGGATCGGTGCGCTGCTGGTCGAGCTGGACGGCCTGGTCTCCGGTTTCGCCGCGGCTGGTGCCGGGGCTGGTGCGTTCGCGCTGCTGGCCATCCCGGCGTTCGACAAGGTGAAGACGGCCTTCACGGCGGTCAATACGGCGCAGGCGGCCTATCAGAAGGCCCAGCTGACGGAGAAGATGGACCCGACGGCCGCGAACGCGACGGCTGTGTCGAAGGCGCTGCTGGCGCTGAAGGAGTCCTATAAGGGGCTGGACCCGGCGGAGCGCGGGGCGGTCAGCGGCCTCCAGCGGCTCGACGCCGCCTATCACAAGATGGCGAAGGCGTTCGAGCCGGACGCGTTCAAGGTGTTCAACGACGGGCTGAAGATCGCTAACCAGCTGATGCCCGCCCTGAAGCCGTTCGCCGACACGTTCGCCACCTCCCTGGACGGCCTGCTGAAGCAGGTGTCGAAGTTCGCCGGCTCGTCCGGGTTCAAGGACTGGCTGAAGCAGTTCCACCAGCTGGAAGGCCCGTCGGTCACCGCCATCGGCCGCGGCATCGGCCAGCTGGTGATCTCCATCGGGAAGCTGTTCACGATCATGTCGAAGAAAGACGTGGTCAACTCGATCAACATCGCGTTCAAGGTCCTGGCCGGGACCATCGACGGGCTGGGGTTCGTGATCCGGCGGATCATGCTGCGGTGGGATCAGTGGCAAAAGGCGTTTGACCAGACCCGCCACGCGCTCGCCGAGGTGGGCCACGACTTCGCCGTCTGGTTTGACCGGATCCGGTCCGTCGTGGCGCAGGTGATGGAGGCGGTCGCGTCGCGGGTGTCGCAGGACGTGGACCGGGTCCGGGCCAGCTTCGACCGCTGGCGTGGCGACCTGGCGACCGTGGTGGGCTGGTTCCGCGAGCTGCCGGGCCGGATCCTCGGGGCGCTGGCGTCGCTGCCGGGGAAGCTGTTCTCGTTCGGTGCGCACATCATCTCGATGCTGGCCAGCGGGATCGCGTCGGCGATCGGGTCGGTGACCTCGGCTATCGGGTCGATCGCGGGCGACATCCTGGACCACATCCCCCACTCGCCGGCGAAGAAGGGCCCCCTCTCGGGCCGTGGCGACCCGCGGCTGGGCGGGATGCGGATCGCGCAGCTGCTCGCTGAGGGCATGACGGACGGCCTGTCCGGGGTGTCGCACGCCGCGGACCGGATGGCGGGAGCGGCCGGGGTGGGCGCGGGCGGCGCCGCTGGCGGCGGTGGCGGCCGGGCGGTCCAGCTCGAGGTGAACGTGCCGCGGACGGCGCTGATCCTGGGCAATGACTTCTGGACGGCGTTCGCGAACGGGATCCGGGCGAAGGGCGGCAGCCCGGGGATCGTGACCATGAAGGTGAGATTCTCGTGACCCTCAACTACGTCGGGCTGACCCTGGACCTGTACGACGGGCAGGGCAACCCGGTGGTCACCGGGGCGGCCTACTTCACCCCGACGGCGCAGCTCACCGACGCCGGGGTGGCGGTCACGACGGAGGCGCCGATCCCGGGCGTGTTCCACTCTGGCGGCCTGCCGGTGGTGAGCCTGCTGGCCACGGACAACACGGCACCGCAGCCGAACGGCTGGGGCTGGCAGGTGACCTTCTCCGGCGTGCCCGGCAACCCGGCCGGGTTCACCTTCGAGCTGCCGTACACGTCCGGGTCAGCGCAGAACCTCTCGTCGCAGACCCCGGTGGCGTCGGCGTCTGCCTTCACTTCCTATGTGCCCGCCCCGATCCTCGTCGCGGCGCCGACCGGGGCGACTGCCGCGGACACGCCAGCCATCGCGACGGCCCTGGCCAAGCTCGCCGCGGGCAGCGGCTACGGCACGCTGATCTTCCAGGACGGCACGTACCAGGTGGACTCGAACGCCCTGGTGATCCGCAACTGCTCGAACTTCACCGCGACCAGCGCGGGGGCCACGGTCATCACCCAGGCGCCGAACCGGGCCGGGCTGGTGAACAACACCACCGGCAACCTGATGGTCATCGCGGACAGCACCGACTTCCGCGTTGAGAAGGTGACCTTCGACGCCCTGCGCGACTCGCTGTCCCCGATCACCGCCCTGACCGCGACGGCCAGCTCCGGCCAGCCGTCGGTCACCGTGGCCAGCGGCCAGGGCTCCCGCTACCTGGCGGGCCAGTTCCTGTACCTGTTCGGCGGCCTGGGTACCGGCGAGCAGAATCAGGCTGAGGGGTTCGGGGTCGGCTCCGGCACGCCCCTGGTCATCCAGTCGATCAGCCCCGGCGGCGGGTCAGGTGGCGGCGACAAGATCACCTTCACCACGAACCTGACGAACAGCTACGCCCAGATCAGCAGCACCGTCTTCTCCGACGGCTATGGCCCCTATGCCTACGCGGGGGCGTACCTGACGCCGTACCAGTGCGGCAGCGGCAACAGCGTGGCCGGGCGCACCCTCTCGGGCGAGGATCAGCAGAACGGCCTGCACCTGCTGTCCTGCAAGCGGTTCAGCGTGGACCGGGTCGAGTCCCGGAACATCTGGGAGTCCGGGGTGAAGTGCGGCTCCCTCGCCTCGACCGCCCTCACCGACGGCTGCACGCAGGGTGACATCACCGACTGCATCACCTACCACGGCTACGACCAGGGCATCTCGCTGTGGGTCAGCAGCCAGATCACCGTGAAGGGGTGCGTCGCCAACGCGTCGGGCTGGGCCGGGATCTCCCTCTCGGCGATGACCGACAACTGCGTGATCACCGGCAACCAGATCCTGAACAGCGTCTACCGGGTGCCGGGTGACGTCGCGTCCGGGTCGGGGATCTCGATCGAGGGCGGCCGGGGCAACCAGGTCAAGGGCAACGTGATCACCGGCGTCTACGGCCTGCCATACCAGGTCCGGGCCGCTCCCTTCATCACCACCCTGAACAGCAGCAACGCGCCGACCACCAGCACGGCCCTGGAGGGCGGCCTGGCCGCAGGCACATCGGTGCAGGTGTCGTCGTCCACCTATCTCCCGGCCGGCACGCCGTGCTCGATCCTGGACCGGGCCCGCACCGAGGCCCTGACCATCGCCACTGTCGTGGACGGCACGCATGTCACCTTCGTGGAGCAGCTCCGCTTCTCCCACGCCTCCGGCGTCTACGTGGCGCAGCGGTTCAGCCAGGAGAACACCTTCGAGGGCAACACGATCTATGGCTCGCAGACCAACTATGCGGTCAACGCCAACCTGTCCGCCCGCGGCACTTTCAAGGGCAACACGATCCGGGGCTGGGCCGCCGGGTGCGCCGCGTTCACCTTCGACATCACCACCGCCGGGGTCTACGGCATCCCCTCGGGCGCGGTGATCGCGGGCGACGGGTCGGTCATCGAGGGCAACACGATCTGGAACGCCCTGAACGGCCTGGGCATGGACGTCAACGGCGCCCAGGACATGGTGATCAAGGGCAACTACTTCAACGGCCCGAACCCCTCGAACGGCAGCGCGGCGCTGTTCCTCGGCGGGGTCACCGACTCGGTCATCGAGGGCAACCACTTCTCCGAGATCGTCGGCGGCCAGTACGGCTCGTGGGCGATCTGGGTCGCCCACGGCGGCTCTGGCAGCAACATCGTCAGCGCCCGGCTGGCCATCACCGGCAACAAGATCCGCCGGGCCGCGGCTGAGGGCATCTACATCCAGAGCGCCGACTCGCTCACGGTGACCGGGAACGTGGTCACGTCCTGCGGCGGGCAGGGCGGCATCACCCTGTCCGGCGTCACGCACTCCCAGGTCATGGGGAACATCTGCAACTCCAACCAGGCCGCCGGGATCTGCGTCGAGGACAACGGCTCCACCTACAGCCAGTACAACGAGATCATCGGCAACACCTGCCGCGACGACGGCAGCGGCGTGAACGTGCAGACCAGCGGGTCGTGGACCCAGCAGTACGGCATCAACGAGACCGGCCACTCCAACAACAACCTCTATGCCGGGAACACCTGCGACTCCAACGGCACGGGCCAGCTGGTCACCGTCGGCGCGGACAGCTACGAGTACGGGAACATGATCAGCGGCGCACCGGCGCCGGGGAACTTCTTCCTGTCGGTGAATGGTCCCTACTACCTGAGTGACGTCGAAATTTTCGGCGGCCTGACCATGCAGTCGGTCCTGGCCATGGGCGGCAACAAGATCACCGGCGTGGCCAACGGCAGCGCGGGCACCGACGTGGCCGCCTACGGCCAGCTCACCACGGAAACCAGCCGGGCCGAGGCAGCCGAGGCGCTCCTGGCCCCGCTGGCCAGCCCCGCCCTGACCGGCACGCCGACCGCGCCCACGCAGACCACGGGCGACAACACCACGAAGATCGCCACCGATGCGTTCGTGGCCACGGCGCTGGCGCTGAAGGCCGCGCTGGCCGGGGCGGCGTTCACTGGCGCGGTCACGATCACCATGTCGGCGGCCGGTTCCGAGTTCGTCGTCAAGAACAACACCAGCTCGCCGACCGCGCCGACCACCCAGCTCGCGGCGGCTGCCGCCGCGGATTCCACGCTGGGCGTGAAGGTCTCCGGGGAGACCAACTTCCGGATGCTGGTCGACTCCAACGGCAAGCACCAGTGGGGCGCGGGTGGCAGCAGCGCGGTCGATACCGACCTGTACCGCTCCGGCGCAGGCGCGCTGACGACCGACGGGGCCCTGACCGTCGGCGGCGTGCTGACGGCCGCAGTATCGGGGCAGTACCTGTGCGCGCCCACTAGTTACGCACCCGCATCGCCGGTCGCGCTGACCGCCACCAGCACCACCCTCGCCGCACTGTCCAGCGCAAGCGTCAACACCGGCAGCTTTACCGCCCCGGCCAGCGGATCCGTGCTGGTGACCGTGAGCCTGACCGCGACAATGAGCGCCGCCGGGAACTTCTCGTTCGCGCTTGCCGCCCACGGCGGCGTCACTCCCGTCCTCGGCAACGTGGTGACGCTGAAAATAAACTCGGGCGCGATCACCCTGCCTTACACGATGACCTTCCTGGTCACCGGCCTCACCAGCACCAACAACTTCGACTTGCTCGCCGCAGCTGGCAGCACGCTGACCCTGACGGTGGACGCGCTGGGCAGCGCGTCCACCACCCCGACCGGCACTCTCGGCGGCCCGGTCACCATGACCGTCCAGGGGGCCTAGTGACCACCTACTACGTCAGCCCGGCTGGCTCCGACAGCAACGCGGGCACCAGCACCGGCCTGCCGTGGAAGACGATCGCGAAGGTCAACGCCACCAGCCTGAACCCGGGCGACAGCGTCCTGTTCCAGGGCGGCCAGACCTGGACTGGCACCCGCCTCTACCTGACCAGCCTCGGCACCGCCCTGTCCCCCATCACCATCGGCACCTACGGCGCAGGTACCGCGACGATCACCATGACCGGGGCGGACGCCTGCCTGGTCTACGACGCGGGCGGCTACAACTTCACCGCCGGGCTGGCCTTCCAGGCCGACACCAGTTACAACGGGCTGGAGTTCTACTGCGACGGCGCGAGCCAGCTCCCCGCGATCAGCGTCGTCGGGGTCACGGCGACGGGCAGCAAGTGGGGCGTGATCGTCGGTGCCGCGAACGCGGGCGGCGGCTATAACGGCATCAACGTGTCCGGCTGCAACCTGTCCGGCAACGTCTACGCCGGGCTGTGGACCTGGGGCCCGGTCTTCAGCCACTCCAGCCCGGCCTACGCCCACTCGAACCTGACGATCAGCAACATCACCGCCGACGCCTGCCTGGGCAACTCGTCCGACACCACCCAGTGGTCCGGGTCGGGGATCGTGATCAGCTCGGTTAACGGCGGCACCGGGGACCTGCTGGAATCCCACGGCTGCGGCACCCAGAACGGCTGCCTGACCGAGGGCCCCGCAGGCGTGTGGATGTACGCCTGCAATGCCGTCCACTTCACCCGCGTGCTGGCCTACCAGACCAGCTCCGGCCTGGGTGTTTACGACGGCGACGGCGTCGATATCGACATCGACTGCACCGGGTGCAGCATCAGGTACATCGTCGCCTACGAGAACGACGGCGCGGGGGCGCTGGCGTTCGCCGAGTCCTCGGACGGCTTCTGGGGGCAGTCCAGCCCGAACACGATCGCCTACGCCCTGCTGTGGGGCAACGGCCGCGGGGGCGCCTCGAACAGCAACTATTACGGCGACCTGACCCTGGCCGGGCAGCTGAACGGCCTCCAGGCGTACGGCATCACCGCCATCAGCCAGGACTATGCGGGCGCGACCCCGTCGCCGCTGACCATCTCTGACGCCACCCTCGGCGGCGTCTACCTGCGCAACAGCATCCTGTACCAGAACGGCAGCGGCCCGGTGATCGCCGGGGCGGCCGCGTCGAATCCGTCGATGCTGTGCCAGGGCAACGCCTACTGGCCGGCTGGTAACGGGATCGAGTGGGGCGCGGGCCTGTACCAGTCGCTGGCGGCGTGGCGGGCCGCGGGTGAGCAGGAGATCCTGGGCAGCCAGGCCACCGGCTGGGACATCGCCCCGGGCCTCGTGAGCCCCGGCACCGCGCCGTCGGTGACGGACCCTTCGGACTTCTCCGGCGCGGCCGGGATGAAGCTCACCGCGGCGTCCAGGCTGGCGGGCCGCGGCCTGGACCTCGACGGCATCTTCGGCGTGTCCCCCGGCACCCAGGACGCCTACGGGAACACGCTGAGCGTGCCGCTGTGGGTCGGCGCGTACCAGGGCGCCGCGCAGCCCGCCCCGCTGTTCGACGTCCGCACCGAGCTACTCCTCGGCGGCTACTGGACGGACATCTCGCCGCTGGTCTACGAGCGGGCCAACGTCGTCATCGGCCGCGGCCACCCGGACGAGTCCACCACCGCCCAGCCCAGCACGCTGACCTCGACGTGGAACAACCGCGACGGCCGGTTCAGCAGCAAGAATCCCGCCGGGGCGTTCTACGGCAACCTCGGCCGCAACACCCAGGTCCGCGTCTCCATCCCTGAGCAGGCGCCGTACCTGCGGCTCGAAACCGACGCTGTCTCCTACGTCCAGGCGCCCGACTCGGCCGCCCTGTCCGTCACCGGGGACACAGAGATCGCGATGGACGTCACCCTGGACAACTGGCGGGCGGACCAGCTTCTCGCCTGCAAATGGGCGAACACCGGCACGCAAACCAGCTGGATCCTGCTGCTCAACGAGGACGGCACCCTCACGTTCACCTGGTCCGACGGGGTCACCACGTGGTCGGCGACCTCAACCGTCTCGGTGCCGTGGCCTGCGCTGCGCCGCCAGGTGATCGACGTGACGATGGCCTACGCCACCGGCACCGTCATCTTCTACACCGCGCCCACCATCGGCGGGTCCTACGCCCAGCTGGGCGCGACGGTGATCGTCGGCGCGACGACGGGGGTGATGGACTCCACCGCCCCCGTGCAGGCCGGGTACGGCCACGACGCGGGCACCGGGTACGCCGGGGTCAGCGGCCGGATCCACGAGTTCATCCTGAAGAACGGCATCGGCGGGACCGTCGTCGCCGACGCCGTCTTCGCCAGCGCCACCGCCGGGGCGCACTCTTACACCGACGCCTACTCCAACACGTGGACGAACCAGGCTGCCGCCGAGATCAGCGACCGGCGGTACCGCGGCTACTTCGAGCTGTCGGCCACCCCGCAGGCGTGGGACCCGACCGGCACCGATATCTACTGCGACGTGCAGGGCGGCGGGCTGCTGCGCCGCATCCAGCAGAACACCCAGACCCTCGGGTCGGCGTTCACCCGCGCCCTCCCGGCCGCGGTGGGCCTCGTGGGGTACTGGCCGTGCGAGGACGGGAACGCCACGCCCAGCGGCGCGACCCCGGCCACGCCGACCCAGTTCGCGTCCGCGATCCGGGGAGTGCAGGCGGGCACCTTCACCGGCACCCCCCAGTTCGCCAGCGACTCCACATTCCTGTGCAGCCAGTCCCTGCCGGGGATCAGCAAATCCCGCTGGCACTTCACCCTGCCGTCCCGCTCGGCGCAGGACAGCTCGTGCATCTTCCGCTTCCTGATGCACGTCCCTTCCACGGGCGACACGGACGGCGGGACGATGGCCCGCATGTTCACCGCCGGGACGATCAGCCAGGTGGACCTGGTCTACAACACGGCCAGCAGCGGCAGCCTGCGCCTGCTCGGCTTCAACTACCTCACCGGCCCCAGCCCCGTATTCGACTCGACGGTCCTCGGCATCGGCGTCAACGGCCTGCCGCTGTGGGTGTCGGTCGAGCTCGTCACGAACGGGTCGGGGGTGAAGTGGCGGCTGGCCACCATGGAACCGGGCGCTACCGCCAGCACGAACCAGGCATCCGGGACCGTGTCGTCGTCATCCATCGGCAACGGGACCACCCTGGTCATCAACGCCCTGAATTTCATCGGCGGCGAGGACCTGGACGGCAGCGCCGCGGGGCAGATCACCTACCAGAGCGAATATGAGTCACTCGATGACTTCGCCGCCCAGCTCGCCGCCTGGGCCGGGGAGCCCGCCGGCACCCGCTTCGAGCGGCTGTGCAGCGAGCAGGGCATCCCGTTCCGCGCCGTCGGCTCCCTGTCCGACACGGTCCTGATGGGCGCGCAGACGCCGCTGGCGTTCACGTCGCTGCTGCAGGAATGCGCCGACGCGGACCGCGGCCAGATCTTCGAGCCCCGGGAGGTGCTGGCGCTCGGCTACCGGACGCGCCGCAGCCTGCAGAACCAGCCGGCCGGGATCACGCTCGCCTACACGTCGGCGCAGCTGGCCGACCCCATGCAGGAAACTGAGGACGACCAGTACACGGTCAACGACGAGACCGTGACCCGCGCGTACGGCTCCGGCGGCGGCACCGGCTCCAGCTATGAGGCGGTGCAGGAGAGCGGGCCGCTGTCGGTGCAGCCGCCGCCGGACGGCGTGGGTGAGTACCCGAACGCCGACACGATCAACCTCTACCTCGACTCCCAGCTGCCCGACGAGGCGGGGTGGATCGTGCGGTGCGGCACCGTGGACGAGCCGCGGTACCCGCAGATCCTCATCAACCTGGCCCGCCCGCAGATCAGCGGCGACGCGACGCTGTTCTACGGCGTCCCGGCCCTGGACCTCGGTGACCGGCTGCTGGTCGGCGAGGCGCCCGTGTGGCTGCCGCCGGACGGCATCGACCAGCTGGCCAACGCCTCGACCGAGAACCTGAACGCGTTCGTCTGCACCATCGCCTTGTGCTGCGTGCCGGGCCAGCCGTACCTGACCGCCGTCGTCAGCGACCCGGTGTACGGCCGGGTGGATACGGACGGCTCGACGCTGGCCGCCGGGGTCAGCGCCACGGCGACGACGCTGAGCGTCGCCACCACCGCCGGGACGCCCACCGTGCTGTGGACGACGGACAGCAGCTACCTGCCGTTCGACATCCGGATCGGCGCCGAGCGGATCACCGTCACCGCGATCAGCGGCACCAGCAGCCCCCAGAGCTTCACCGGGATCCGCTCGGTGAACGGCGTCTCGCAGGTCCACAACGCAGGCGACGCGGTCGGCCTGTTCACCCCCGCGATCGTCAGCCTGTAGGAGGCACTGGATGACCAGCCCGTTCCCCGTGGTCGCGGGGCAGCCGATCACCCCCGCCGTGCTGAACCACGCCTACACCTACGCCGACACCAACAGCCACACGGTCACCGCGGCCAGCTACAGCGACCTGTCGAGCATCTACACGATCCCCGCGTGGGACGCCGCGGTCGGCATGAGCTACGAGCTGACGGCGTTCGGGAACGGCACCACCGGCAGCAGCGCGCAGACCATGCAGTTCGGCCTGTACCTGGGCTCCTCGATCGTCGGCGTCGCGCCGATCCTCGGGTCGTCGGCGTTCGCGACCAGCGAGGCGTTCCGCTGGGAAGTCGTCCTGAAGATCATCCCGGCGAGCATCGGCCCGTCGGGGACCTGGTTCGGGTCGATCCGCGGCGTCGTCACCGAGTCGCCGAACGCCATCCTGCCCGGCGCGGGCAGCCAGGACAGCGTCCCGTTCGCCGGCGGGAACTCCTCCGCCTACAGCCAGGACACGACCGTCCCGAACGCGTTCGGCCTCCAGTTCCAGTGGGGCGGCACGTCCGGCTCTCCCACGATCACCTGCACCGGCACCCGCTACACGAGGTGCGGCTGATGCATGACCCCCGCCATCCCGGTTACTGCTGGTGCCGCTGGGCCTGGGCCGGGCGGCAGCGGTGGGCCCCGGCGTGCCGCGACGCCGACACTGAGGACGCACCGGAGGATGTGATCCCGTGAGCTGGATGGAACCGCTGCTGCACTGGCTCGCCGTCCACACCGGCACCGTGGACGAGCCCGGGCCCTACTACGGCTTCTGGTCCGGCTTCGGCAGCGACATCGGCGAGGTCGCCATCATCGGCGGCATGATCACGATGGTGCGGAAACACAACTGCCACGAGTCCCGCTGCTGGCGGGTGGGGCGGCACGTGGTGAACGGAACCCCGTGGTGCAACCATCACCACGAGCAGGCCAGAGTCGCCGAGAAAGGAAGGCCGTGAAGTGGTGGACAACGTCATGGTTGCTGATCAAAGACGTGGCGCTGACCGGCACCGGCCTGTGGCTCATCTACCGGCAGGCCATCTCAGCGGTCCCGTCGGACGTGCTGCTGACCGTGGGCCTGGCGCTCATCGCGCCGTCCGTGTACGACCACGCGAAGGCCGTGCTGTCCGGGCCTACCGCTGGTCGGTCCTCCTCATCGCCGCCGCCGGGGCCGGTGTCGCCGTCGCCGCCCTCATCGTCGGAGGAGGTCGCTGGTAATGGACCAGACGCCGCAGGAGCGCAGGGAGCAGATCGTGGCGCTGGCCCGGGGTGAGCGCGGTGAGCAGGGTGAGCGCGGCGCCCAGGGAGCCCGCGGCGAGCAGATGTCCCTGCGGCTGCGCCGGTCCCTGATCTACCTGTTCGCCGCGGCGGCGCTGCTGGCCGTCCTGGCGCTCGCCGGAGTCGTCCACGAGGAGGGCGCCTGGCGGGGCTCGCAGTTGCGGCAGAGCCAGATGATCGAGCGGAAGCTGTGCGTGACGCTGGACCGGCTGGCCGCCCGGAAGCCGCCCGCTGGCAGCGCGGCGGACAACCCGTCGCGGGGGTACCTGCAGTGGCAGCACGACACGCTTGCCGAGCTCGGCCCCGACCTCGGCTGCGGGCACGTTTCATGAAGTACCCGGCAGTAACTAGGAGGAAATCGTGAGCACATTCGAGGTAGTCCTGCTGGTCCTGATCGGCGTCATCGCGCTGTGCCAGGCCGTGGCCCTGATCCGGAGCCTCTGAATGACCGTCACCGGCATCGACGTCTCCGCCTTCCAGGGCGACTTCAACTGGGCCGACCACCGCGACATCGCGTTCGCGGGCATCCGCGCGACCAGCTGGACGACCGCCACGGCGTTCACCGACGACGTCATGCTGAAGCACAACGCCAACGACACCTGGGACGTCTACGGCGGCAAGGTCAGCCGCTTCTACTACCACGAGACCAGGTGCGCCGCC